CGGTTGACACCTTTAGTAATCAGCTTATTAAGTCTGTTATCACAGTATCTAATGACCCTGACAATTCACGTCCTATTGCACCCGACAATCTCATGTTTAATCCGACGGATTCTTTAATCCAGACGACTACTACGAGCGTTGCAGGGTACAAGATATACGACCAGGATCTCAATTATTTTTGTTATCCCGGTCCAATATCAGGTTCTTACAATAGTAAGACCTACGTGTATAATCAGCCATTTCCGAATTACTTCGCAATGGTTGCTGATCCTTTCTGGCATTCTCGTTTGAGAACAAAGATTAAGGAACTTAAAGTCAATCTTGGCGCTTCACTAGCGGAATACAGACAAACTGTAGATCTGTTTCTTCAACTTGGTACCATGTTGATTGGTATTAAGCGGAGCCTCTTACGAGGCGATATTAAGGGTCTCGCAAGAGCCACTAATATTAGAAACATAGCTGCAGCAAATCTGACATACCGTTTCGGCATCCTGCCGTTGTTAAGTGATGTCCATAAATCCTTGGAAGCATTGCAATCGCCTCCAAGGGATCCACAAGTGATTGTTCGGACCCAGGTAAAAGACAAAGCGTCTGCTTTTGGTTACGACGGTTATAAGCATGAGCATACATCTGAAGTTCAGATTGATGCTGTAGCAGCCGTTAGTTTCCATCATTCAGCGCTTGGTAAATTTACCATTGGGAATCCTGCAGAACTTGCATGGGAGATTACACCTTTCTCGTGGATCATAGACTATTTCTTCACCTTAGGAGAGTTCCTTTCTGTCATTGACGCCCTTGAGGGGGTCAAAGATATGAGGGGTTCTTTCACAACTAGGCGAAAAGATGTAGTCAAAGGTCCTTACTTGTCGCCAACGTCGCCCGCCTTTATCAAGCAGGAGTCAGTAGCACATGTAACGAGGGAAACGCATAAACGCGAGACCTTCACGTTAGGGCAAATCAACCCGGATCCAATCCGTTGGGAACCTTCTCTTAGTTTTATTAGAGTCGGTAACCTTTTGTCGTTAGCCGCAATTTTGCGATAACGTAACCAGCACATTTTGTGCTTTAATTGCGACATTACGTCGCTAACTGAGGAGAAGCTATTATGGCCTCTGCAACAGCAATAACACTGACAAACAGTGTAGCCACAGATAAGGTTTTTAATCCTTTATCTGTTCAACCGAAGTCATCTGTTTATATTAATCGCGATAGTAATTCCGCGATTGCATCTGAGAAGGTAACCCTAGGGTTTAACCCATCTAGTGCAAATAGACAGACAGATCATGCTACCATCCGCTTGGACTTCCTATTGGAAGCTCTAGTTGATGGCAAGTATGTCGTGACGGACAAAGCTATATTTGAAGCTAAGTTCACTATCCCTTCATCTTTTATTTCATTAAACCGGGACGATTTTCTCGCTCAGGTTCGTGATTTAATCGATGAATCAGTAATTACTGATTTGGTTAGTAACTTAGAAGCGCCTTACTAAGAAAAATAGTATGGAGCACTTCAAAGGAGTTTTATTATGGATTTTGTCAAAAATCTCATATCGTCCGACCTCGAGTTGGAACGAACCCTTTTGCTGGATCTTTGCGATCTCGTTGATTCTCCACGTTCTATTGGCATCCGTTTAATTGCGGAGACTAATAGCTGGAGCGAGTATGTTAAACTTGAAATTAACCCGGAACATTACGATTCATCAAGCAAATTTGCTGATGATTATCTCGTAACTACCGTGTTGAAGAAAAGTCCAAACCTACCTATCAATATTGATCGAAGGGTTAGCGCTATT